TTGTAGCTAAAAATACTGCTGATAAAAAAGAATCTGATGATGCTGATAAAAAAGAGAAAGAAGCTAGTGATAAAGCTAAGGCAGCAAGAGATAAAAGAATAGCAGCAGATAAAGCCTCAGAGGCAGATATTGCTGCAGCTGCTAAGGTAGTATCTGATTCTAAAAAGACTGCTCAACAGATAGAGCTTGATGATTTGGCTGCTGCCTATAAGAAAAAAATAGATGAGGCTGTTAAATATAAGAATGATACTACTGCATTAATAGAAGGTCAGAAGATACAAGAGGCAGCTATTAATAAAAAATATGCAGATGCTGCTAAGGCTATTACAGATGCAGATAATCTAAAGAGAATAGCTGATGAGGATGCAGTATTCTTAGAGACTCAAAGATTACTATTAAATGATACTGAATTTAAAAAGTTACAAGCTACTCAAGCAGCAGAGGCTAAGATGAATCAGTTTAGTTCTAATGCTGAAATAGTAAAAGGATTAGAGAAAGAACTAGCTCAAGAGATTATAGATATTGATAAAGATGCACAGGAAAAAAAGACTGCAAAACTTAAAGAGGAGAAAGATAAGCAGGATAAAATTATTGAGGAATCAAGACAGAAAGAAATAGCCGCTATAAAAGGAGGATTAGATACAGCAACTGATGCACTTAATTCTATTAATTCTTTGGCATCCATAGGAATGGAGGCTAAACTAAAGAATGTAAAGAAAGGTAGTAAAGAGGAAGAGAAGATATTAAGAGCTCAATTTAAACAGCAGAAAGCAATGCAGTTAGCAATGGCTGCAATCAATGGAGCTCAAGCTATTCTAGCTATATTGACTGTGCCTGACTTTACTTTAGGAGTAGCATCAGGTATAAGGATAGCAGCATCAGTAGCAGCAACTGCAGCAAGTATTGCTACTATTGCAGGTACTCAGTTTGGAGGTGGTGCAACAGCTCCTACTACACCTGATGTAGGAGGAGGAGCATCCACTACAGCAGTAGCACCAGCAGCTGCACCTCAACTATTTGGGCAAGCCAATACAGGTAGTCAAGTGAATGCAGGAGGTGGCTCTAATAACATAACAGTAACAGCTATAGTATCTGAGACTGAGATAACATCATCACAGAATCATATTAATAACATACAAAATAATTCAGTATTATGATAAGCTATCAATCCATCGTAGATAAGATAATTGCATTCTATGACAATCACCTGCAAGTTAAGAAAGTAGGCTCAGACTTTAAAGAGCAAATGGTAAACTTTGCTACTGCTGATGAGAAGTATCCATTGGTATATGTAGTACCTACAGGAGTTACTCCCTATGAGAATGTCACTATCTTTAATTTAGAGCTGTATTGCTTTGATATCATTCAGATGGATAGAGCTAACATCACAACTATTTTAAGTGATACTCAGCAGATACTCCAGGATCTATACCTAGAGTTTACATTCTCAGATGACTATGACTTTGATATAGATGGACAGCCTACATTTATACCATTGAATAATGATCTACTAGATTATGCTGCAGGATGGCAGATGAATCTTTCAGTAGTGATTAAGTCATGGACTAACTGTCAGATTCCTGCTATATATACAGCCTATAGTCAGGTGATAATCTTTGATGAAGAGCCTTTACAAAATAGTATAGCTTTCTTTTGTAATGGTGTACAGTGGGATGTTCAGACAGGGGTATTATCAGGTGAAATAGATGCATTTGTAGCTATGTGTAATGCTAATCTTCAAGGCTCTGACTTTACTCAATACGGTACATACTTTGACAATGGAGATAACAGGGTGAGACTAGAGATGCCTTATCATGTGTATAATACTTTTTGTCCTGGTGGAGAAGTGACTTTGCAAATACTTGCAATATAAACAAAATGCTTAATTAATATAATATAGTTATGGCATATAACATTAAATATAAGATGAGAAATAGGATGGCTAACATCCTTAAGAAAGTTATTAGACAAAATGGATTAGTAGATACAGGTACTCTAGTAGATTCTGTACGAATTAATGCAGAGATTACAGATAAGTCTAATCTTAGAATACAAATTCTTGCAGCTTATTACTTTGGATTCCTTAATAATGGTACTATTAGTATAGCACCTTATGATCTAGTCTATAAATTTAATGTAGCATTATATGATGCAGATATCTACTCTGAAATTTTTGCAGATTATACAGAATACTTACTCAATACTTATCCTATCTTAGATGCTGTTAATATAGTAGAAAGAGGACAGGATGTATTCTTTGATTTCTTACCTTTATTCGGTGACTTTACAGGTACACTAGATTACTAGTCTAAAGTTTTTTTCATCCCTAAGATATTAAAAACTAACACTACAGGCATCTCTAAGATACTATTGAACTTGCTTAGGTCATCATTGCATAGAGCCATGATAGTAGATTCCCAAGCAAACTTTTGCTTTTGCTGTTCTCTCTTCTGCTCTTTAATCTCATCAGCATCTTCTAGCACCTCATCATCAGTCACTACATCTACTAGTAAATTAGTATAGGTATTAGTAAAGTTCTCTCTATACTTTAGATACTCAGGTATCAATCCATAAACATCAGTAATAGGGTAATCTAAATACCAATCTAATCTATCTCTAGGACTATACTCATAAGGCTCTATGATATCATCACCATAGATGTTCTTAGATGTTCTCCTGTAGAGTAATGCTAAGATGTGGCAGAAGTGGTCTAGGTAGTTATTAGAGAAGTAATGCTCTAGGTCTATAAACTCACCTAGTGTGAGCTTACTGAATGGCTTGAGTACATAATTATCTAGCTTACTTTTATACCTCCTAGATGGATCAGACTGTAGCCATTTAATTTGCTTAGTCAATTCACTTAATTCATTTAGCTCTAGCTCCTCAAAATAAGATACATCCTTATCAGTTAATATGCAAAGTACATCTATCTTATAATTAAATAGACCATCCTCACTGCTCAGCCTGTTCAGCTCCAGGAACTGACTCACTGATATCTGATTCCAATGATTCAGCAATTTGAGATTCTGCATGGTTAGTTATTTTGTAGGTTACAAAGGTAAGGTAAGGGATAGAGATATCTGCTTTGAGCTTGCTGAATAGTTTAGCTTTGTGCTTAAGATGTGCAGGATCATAATGCTCAGTATTGGATAGGTCAGTTCGTTTGAACATAAGAGCCATGATGTCTGATATATATTCTTTATTATCTTTCTTAACAATCTTTTCAACAATCCTACTATCTTTCACTGAGAGCTTCATCTCAGCCTTATAAGTATAGCCATCTATCTCTATCTCTTCAACAGGATCTTTCTTATCATAGTTATTATTATTAAACTCCTTAACATTAGCTAAGAACAGGTCAAAATCTACATCCATCTCTTCCTCAGTTATGCCTAAGTACTCAAAGACTTTACAATGTTTCTCAAGAGTATCATACTCCTCATTATTATGGATAGCAGATATCTTTTGGAACTGCTCTAATGTTAATTCATCCATCTTAGATGGGATTTCTTTGCCGAATAATTGTATCATAATTTCTAATTTTTGAACAAATATAAAAAAAATATAATATAGTTATGACAAAAGATATACCAATCTATAAAATTACTATAGAGCCTGAGTATTCAGATGGTGAAGAGTTAGGGATTGAGCAAATAGCTTTCACCTCTACTCCTGCTATTGTTACTAAAGGGATGGCATTTGATGAACACAAAAAATTGTTTTTCTCAGATGACCTAAAGTATAGAGTAGTAGCTCCTGCAATGATACCTATGGAGATATATAGGAATGATGAGGAGGATGATGAATATTATGTATCTTTCTCAGCTGAGACTATTGAGCAGATACATTCTAAGTTTATGCAAGACCTATCTAATAGGAATGTCTTTAACCTAGAGCATGATACTGATAAGACAGTTCCTGCTTATGTACTTGAGGCATGGATAGTAGAAGATCCTAAAAAAGATAAAGCCTACTCAAGCTATGGTATTGAAGTACCTAAAGGCACATTAATGGTAACAGCTCAGGTAACTGATAAAGATTACTATAATGAGCTAGTAAAAAATGAGCAGATAGGATTCTCAATAGAGGGATTTCTAGGCTTAAAACTAAGTAATCAAATAAATAAAATAAATATGAAGTTACCTGATGGAGAGCATCTAATCGAGGGTAAACTTTACATCGTAGTTGATGGAGAAGTTACTGAGATAAGAGATGTGCCTGTTGTTGAAGAAGAAGCAATGACAGAAGAGATTGCACTAGAGACAGTAGTAGAAGAGGAAGTAATAGAGGAGACACCTGCCACAGAAGAGATGGCTATTGATCCTGCTGCTGATGCTGAAGCTATCCTGGCTATAGTTCAACCTGTAATTGATGAGCAAATCAATGCTTTAATAGCAATGATAGCTGATTTAAGAAATCACATGGAGGAAATGATGACTGAGGGTGAGGAAGTAGTGGAAGTAGAAGCTACTAAATTATCACAGCATGATAAATTCAGTATGGTAAGTAAATTTTTAAATAATAACTAATAAATAAAAAACAAAAAAAATGAGTAGACAATTAAGATTCAACTTGGACATTGATGCATCTGCATTATTACAAGCAAACAGTGAGGCATTTTATAGCCGAGCTTATTTAAACGAGGAAGTAGTAGACAACTACCGTACATTACCAGGAGTAAAGTATAAGACTAAAATTTCAAATGTAGTATTTGGTCAAGTTTTACAAGCTGAGAACTGTGGTTTCAATGCTAGTACTGATGATCTTGCATCTGTAGAGATTGATGTATGTTCTCTATCTGCAATGGCTCAAATTTGTCAGTTTGACCTAGAGCAGTCTTTCGTATCATTACAAATGACTAAAGGATCTAATGGTGATTTCACTGTTGCATCTTTTATGGATTACTATTGGAATGAGATGGCTAAGACTATTGCTGAGAACATTGAGAAGTTACGTTGGGAGGGTGATACTAATTCAGGTACTCCTGCACTTGCTTTATGTGATGGATATAGAAAGTCTTTAGTAGATGATGCTGCTAATGTAATTGAAATTACATCTCCTGTAGCTATTACACCATCTAATGTACTTGCTAAATTAGCTCTAGTTTATGCTGCAATTCCTGCTGCTGTAATTGCTAATCAAGAGAACTTACGAATCTATGTATCTGCAGCTGTAGCTACATCTTATCGTGCTGCTGTTGCTGCATCTAACACTCAATCTAACTTAACTCAAGCATTAGATTTCTCTTACTTAGGAATTAAGATGGTATTATGTCCTGGAATGGGAACTGTATCTAATATCGTAGCTACTTTGAAAGACAATTTAATCTATGCTTTTGATGCAGAGGGTGATGGTAAAGCATTAAGAGCTGTAAATTTAGCTGATACTATTGCTGAGCCTGTTATCAGAACTCGTGCTAATATGAAAGTAGGATTTACTCACGTTAATGGTAATGAGATTGTATTCTACAACTCTGCTACATAATTAACTAATTTATAAATCTAAGGGAGTGAAAGCTCCCTTTACTTAAAACATATAAAATGAGCTGTGAAGCATTAATTTCAATAGAGAAGCCGTGTGATTCAAACACGGGAGGAATAAGAACAGTATGGATCTGTCAACAAGAAAATGTAACTGCTGCTACAGTTATGCAAATGCTTGGACAGTATCTACATTAACATTAACAGCTAATGCTAATGTCTATGCAATCAATAGAAATACAGGTAACTATACTGAAGAGACTGCTCAAGATTTATTAAATGGATCTACTGTAGTTACTCAGACTATTACTTTAATGTTTAATCGTAGAGATAAGGATAAGTCAGAAGCTATCCATGTACTTGGATCAGGACAGCAGTACTTAGCAGTATTTGTATTAGATGCAAATGGCAAGTATTGGTACTTTGAGAATGTACAACTTACTGCTACAGGTGAAGGATCAGGTACAGCTCGTGCTGATGGATCTAAGTATTCTGTAACACTTTTATCTGAAGCTGACCACTTGGCTTATGAGGTAACTGCAGATCAGATTGCAGGTCAAGCTGAGTTCCCATCCTACTCAAGCATAACCTTAACACCCTAATAATTAAAGCTCTGCATATTGTAGAGCTTTTTTTTTAAACATTTTTTGACCTTAGTATAATATAGTTATATGATATACATAAAGAAAGATGAGGTCAATCAGATTATACTTACTCTCACTGAGGTAAGTACACTGCCTACTCCTTATTATTTATTTGTTTTTCAGAATGAAATGGACAAGCTGTCAGCACCTATTACATTCTACACTGCTGATCTATCAGCTTATCCTGAAAGATTCAATCAGTTTGAACTCGATGAGCCTGTAGATTTGGAGTTAGTTAAAGGACAGTATACATACAGTATCTATGAGTCAAGTACCACACCTCCAACTATTGCTAACTCTACAGGAGTAGTGATTGAAGAGGGCAGGATGGTAGTATCAGGACCAATAGTATCATCAATTTATGAGTAATTATGGCATTAAAAGATTTTTTTAAAACAGTAAAGCATGAAATAGTAGAGGGATATCAGTCATTCTCTACTCCATTCCTAAAAGTAGGAGGTGCAAACTTAACTCTACCTTATGTTAATGGTAGGAATCAGACTAATGGATATATCCCATTTGGATTTGACAATTTATTTCCTGAACTGATTAATCAAATTTTCTATTCTAGTCCACTGCATGGGTCAATAGTGGGTTATAAAGTGAATGCAGCTGTAGGAGGTGGATTTAATATAGTAGCAGATAGACTTACTCCACAGGATAAGCTAGAGCTATATACATTAGAGAGAAAATTAAACATAAAAAAGATAGTTCCTGCAGTAACTCAGCAACTTATTCTACATAATAGAGTATATTTTAAGCTATGCTTTGATGATAAGATGAAGCTCACAAAGATTGTCAATTTATCCCCTGAGAAACTTAGAGTAAATTTAGATAGAAAGAGATATTATATTTGTGATGATTGGGCTAGTAGGATTGGAGTCCAGGAGATAAGGAGATATACTCCTACCTCTAGAGATTATGAGCAGTTATTTGTATATGAGGTTGAGAGTATTGGTCAGGATTATTATCCACTACCTACCTACACCTCAGCTCTAAACTTTGCATTTTTATCAGGTGAACTTAGCTACTTTGCTAAAAGTAATATCCAAAATTCAGTCTTTCCTAGCTTTGCTATGATGTTTCCTAAAAGGCCTCAGTCTGAGGAGGAAAAAAACATGATAAGGAATACCATTGATAGGCTTAAAGGAGCGGCCAACAGTGGGAAAGCTGTCGCATTTTTTGCAAACTCAGCGGACCAACTACCTAAGATAGAGTCACTGCCTACAAATGGTAATGATAAACTATTTCAAGAGGCATCACAACTGAACACTGAGCAGATTTGTTTCTCTCATACCATTGATCCTATACTTATGGGTATTCGTACTACAGGCTCACTAGGTAATGGCTCAGATATTAAGCAGGCTTATATCATATTTGAGAAAAATGTAGTAATGCCATTGAGAGATATGGTAGCTGACATCTTTAATGAGCTGTTATTCATAGCTAAGATAGATGCAGATTTCACTATCAATAACTATCAGATAATTAATGAGGCAATAGTAGAACTTGAGGGAGATACCTCTAAGACTAATGATGCACTTAATACATTGAATCCTGCAATAGCTGCTAAGGTCCTAGAAAATATGTCTAAGAATGAGATAAGAGCTTTAGCATCTTTACCTCCATTAAATGATACACCAACACCAACAATCTGATGCTATACTTTATAACAGAAACCTATCTAAAGAATAACACACCCATCACAGCTAATGTAGATGTAAATAATGTTACTCCTTACTTAGCTACTCAAGCTCAACTGAGAATCATGCCTATCTTAGGTACTACATTTTATAATGACTTGCTTACTAAGTACAATGATCAGACATTAGATCCTGATGAGGAAATACTAGTTGCATTCATACAGCCTATTATAGCATGGAGAGCAGCAGAAGATGCTGTATTTGGTCTTAGTCTACAGCTAAAGAATAAAGGATTGCAAACTCAGTTCGGAGATAACAGCTCATCTGTAGATAGAAGTACAATAGCATTCAGTATGGAACACTATGCACAGAAAGCTGCATTCTTTGAGCAGAGATTAATCAGATACCTACTTAAGAACAGAGCTTTGTATCCAATATTCACAGGTACAACTAATAGAGATACTGACTTAAGACCTATGATAGATGGATGTAACTGTCTATCTAATGGAATGCTGGAGTGCAATGGTCTATGTGGAGGTGCAGGTAATAATGGTTATAACAATTCAATCTTAATATTATGAATCACTCAGGAGTATTATCAGTATTAACTTTTGGCTTTGGATATCTTTCAGGTTTCTCTTTGCTATTTGCTGATCAGTTACATTTTAATTTATTAGGATGCTTACTAATATCTTACTTTACTTTTTTACTAGTATCTGAAATTGAAGAGAAAAAATGAAAGCACAACTATCCCTACTACTAATATCTATACAATCAGAACTATTGACACTTATATCTATATGCTTTGCATTCTTTTTACCAATAAGTGGTATACTCCTAATGATTGGAGTATTAATACTCATTGATACTATGACAGGTATATGGAAAGCTAAGAAATTAGGGGAGAAAATTACTAGCAGAAAGCTCTCATCTATAATCAGCAAGCTAGCACTTTATGAAGTTACTGTGATTATGTTCTTTTTGATAGACAAATTCATACTAAATGATATTATACTAACTTTTTTCAGTGTACCATTTATGCTCACTAAAGTAGTGGCATTGGTCCTAGCTAGTATTGAGGTAATGTCTATTAATGAGAATTATAAATCAGTAAAACAAATTGATTTGTGAGGTAGTCTAAAGAATCTACTAGCTAGATCTGCAGAAATTAAAGAGGACATTAAAAAGATAAAGAAATGATATACTTAAGAGAGCAAATAGAGGCAGCTGTAAAGGCTAAAGGTTATGCATATTTTGCAGGTGCTAAAGACTATGATGTAAATATTATAGGAGTAAGAAACTCAGCACCTGGTCAAAAAGTTACTAATCTATTTGATGACAAATTAACTATATCTTATAGAGTAGATGGCAAATGGTTTTATCATGAGTGGGATGCTACTACTGAGCCAGGTAAAAAAGGAGTAATGCAATTCCATAATGCTAAGGGAGTAGCTAGATTAGTTCCAGGACAATATAAAGGAGTCTATGCTGTATCTATGCATCAGGGAAAATATCAGGCAGTATGTCAAAGATTAGGAGATGTGACTGTATGGAGAGATGGTGATAGAGATATGACCTTTGCAGAGGGTAAGACTGACACAGGAATGTTTGGAATCAATATCCATAAAGCAGGTACAGTATCTAGCTTTGTAGAAAATTGGTCAGAGGGCTGTCAGGTATTTAAAAGAGTAAAAGATTTTAATGAGTTTATGGTAATAGTTAATAGAGCTAAAGATATACATGGTAATCACTTTACTTATACCTTAATAGAATCAAATGATATTTAGACTTAGTGTAATTATCTTACTGCTTAGCTCATGCTCTGCACAATACCATCTTAATAAAGCAATTAAGAAAGGATATAAATGTGAGCAGACAGGTGATACTATCAGAATCACTACACTAGATTCTATCCCTGTTATAATTAATGATACTATAGTATGGGAAAAAATCATAACGACTAAGGATACTATAATCAAATATAATACAGTCTATGTACCTAAGACTAGACTAGATAAAAGAATAGAATATAAAATACAAGTAAAGACTATCTATAAAGATAGACTAGTATACAAATATAAGTATAGATCTGAGGGACAAAAGGCAAAGTCTGAGGTGAAAATAGCTAAGACTCAAAGACCTAGACCTAATGGCAATCTAAGTCTATTATTTGTAGGAGTAGGGATAGGTCTACTATTATCATATCTCTTTAAATTTGCTAGACAGAGATATATGTTCTAAGTTTACATTATCTATGGTAAGAAAAAGACTGTTCTTTGACATTGAGACATCATTCAATGTTGGT